AAAAAGTGAAACGAAAAGAAATTATTGTTAGAGTCGAAGGAGAAGTAAGATATGCTCTTGGAGACAAAATGGGTATAGTTAACTGTATGGCTTACACTGATAAAGAAACTTCAATTTATAATGAAAAATTACAATATAAAGTTGGAGATATATTTGAAGTAGAAATCAAAAAGGAGACTGAAGAATGATTGAACCTGACAATGAAGTAGACCATAAAGCTATGTGTGAAGCAGAAGCTGAAGCAGAAGAAAAAACAATTCTTGATCTAACATATAGAGCAAGCGATGATTTATTGATAGCTGCTAATGCTCTTGTAGAGGCAGATGAATTAGCCGATCGAGAATCAGTAATTAGTTTTTTTGAAAAACCACATAAATGGGAAACAGAATTAACTGAATTAGGATACGGTGTAAAAAAATGAATAAAAAAGTTTATGAAGTTGTTGAAGAAAAGATACAAGGAGTTTTTCAATACGATAAAGTTGTAGCTGAGAAACTTAAGACTCGTTTAGAAGAAAGTTTTCCTGAAAGAACTTATCTTATTCGAGAACAAAATGAAGACGAAGACAGTTTTATTATGAAATCTGAAGAGGACGAACAATGAAAGTTACGACGTATAATCAGAACGGAAATTTGCAAGAAACAATATTCGGAATTAATTTACATTACGAAGACGAAGGTTGGCCTTGCGGAATAGAGTTTTGTTTTTGGCACTGGACTATAACTATTTGGAGTGATTAATATGATTCTTAAATTAGATCCTAGAATAACTCACGTTAGAAAAGCTAATGAGAAATTCGAAGCAGGAGGAGTAGGTCATAGAGGAGAATTTGACGGAGACAGATTCCAACAGATTTGGGGATTAATAGCTCAAATGGTTGTAGCAGATCATCTAGATGTTGAAGACGGTATCAAAGGAGAAGGATTCGACGGAGGATTCGATATTATTTGGAACGATATAAAATACGATGTTAAATGCGAGATAAGAAACGTAGCTTTTAAAGAAAACGAATATGCTCACAACCTTAACGGAAATCAAATAAGCTATGACGCGGAAGGATTAATTTTTGTAAGTTACAATCGGAATAAGAATAATTACGAACTATGCGGATATATTTCTAAAGAAGATTTCAAATCTAAAGCAACATTTTATCCTGCAGGAAGCAAAAGAAAAAGAAGCAACGGTACTGAATTAACAGTTGGCGCAGGCGGAATGTACGAGCTTTCTGATAAAGACTTAAAGAGGTTCTCATAATGGGAAAGCCTTGGTGTCCTGCAGGTTGCGGGAAAAGTGTATTATATCATCCTAACAGTAAAGTCCATTATTGTGTACGCTGCAACGAGATGGTTGATATTAAAGAAGATAAAACTCTAGGTCAGTTCAAAGAAAAAACACTAAAAGGTGAAGCAATGAGAAAAGCATATCAAAGACAAATACTTATTAATGATAATTACAGAAAATACCTTGATCCTCTGAGTAGAAGAAATAAACTTACAGGATTTAGTAAAGGAAACACTCACGAACATGAAGCTAAAAAATTTGAGATAGCTATGAACTGTGTGAGAGATGGATTAGAAGTCTTGATTGAACCAAAGCTTAAGAATGGTAAACGCCCGGATGTTTTAGTTGTTGATGTTACTCCTCCTATTGCTTACGAGATTGCTAAAAGTGAGAGTGATCAAAGCATAGAAGAAAAGAAGAAAAGTTACCTAGGTATAATTGTAAAGATGGTACGAATATGAAGAAGGACGATAAATCTAAAGATCAAACTAGTCTTTTTAATTTCGTTGACTGCCTAGGGTTCGTTAAACCTAAAGGAGGATCTTGTTCTCCCGACGATTATGAAGAGTCTGATTACGAGAAAAAAGTCAGAGGTGTTCTTTAATGTCTGGAAGCTTTTATACTTGTAAATGTCCTCGCTGCGGTTCCTGGTTCGTTCAGGAAACAAGAAAAGAATTAACTGAAGAGATAGTCTGTAGCTGTAAACTTTGCGAGAAAACATTTAAATTATTTCTTAAGAAGAGAAAAGACGCAGGAGCTCAAGCTAAATTCATAGGTCCATTCGATTGCGTAACTGCTACTAGAGTAGTTCAAGATATTAAAAAACAAGAAGCTACGAAGAACGGAGAGTTATTTGTAGAGGAATTAAGCACGTTTCAAACGTACGAGGTAAAACAATGAGTAAAAAAATCACTGAGAAAAATTTAATCAAAAATGGATCAATGACTATTTTAAAACAAGATAGAGAATTTTGCACAAGTTATCTTATAGAAAAAGGATTTCAATTAAAACAGGAATTTACATATAATACTATATTTATAGCTCCTAAAAAATTTAATGTTACAGCTTTCATATTATGGATTATCTTGCTAAATATTTTTGGATTAGTAGGATACCTGATTTATTATGCAAATAGCAAAGGAAAAGAAGTAACTGTTATTTACAAATAATTAAGGTATCTTTTTTATACTAAATTTAAGATAAATATTTAAAGGATTAATATCAGCAAAAATAATAAGAAAAAACAGAGCTCAAGTATTACCTTCAACTATTACTTGAAAACTCTATTGTTAGAAGGCTCTTGGAGAAGAACCAAAACACAACAACAAAAGACAGTATGATTCTTCTTCTATATAAGTATGTCGATTAAGCTAGACTTAAGAATAAAAAAAGAATTGCTTTTTTGATTGCTTTTAGACGCCTTCTACCCAAACAAGACAAACAGTACAAAGGATTTCCAATAAGTAATACTTACAAGTAATATTGGAATGTGAGGTAAATATGGTTTACAAAGATTATGAAAAACATAAAGCGAGAGTGCGATATAATAATCGTAAATATAGAGAAGAAGCTTTGAAGAAAATTTCTGAAGATGTTAAATGTGTTTATTGTGGTTGCGATGAGTTTTCTATTTTAGAGATTAATCATAAAGAATTAGTAGGTCCAGGTAAACGTGGAAGTTTAACTAGAAGTTCTTTGGGTTTGTGTTTTGCAATTTTGAAAGGAATAATTCCTATAGATTCTGTTGAGATTACTTGTAAGATTTGCAATATACAACACTATGTTGTAAAGAAATTTGGAATAACTAATCATAAAATAATTTGGAACAAGGGTGTGTGATTTATGGCTAGAATGAAAGATGTAAAAAATAAGAAGAAAAGAACTAGAACTGTGTTACTAGATGAACCTGCATATATTGCGTATGTTAATAGACTAAAAAGTAATCCTGATTGGAACTTTAGTAAATATGTATCTGATCATATAAAAAAAGATTTTAGTCATTTAATAGATGAAGAAGAAAGATTACTAATTAATTTACAGGATCTCCAAAAAGAAAGAGATTCTTCAGAAAACTTTTTTGCAGCTAGAATTAAAGACGCAGCTATAAAACTAAATAATTACAAGACTAAACAATTAAAAAAATCTGAAGATCAAAAAAACGCCTTTAGGAATATATTACCTGAAGCCGAAGAGGTATAAAATTGACAACTGATATTGCAAAAGAAAGAGCGCATAATAAATCAAAAAACATGGTTGTATTCAAAAAACAGTTAACTAGTAAGTTCTCTGTATGGATGAATCCGAAGAATGTATTTAACACCACTGACTTAAGAGATATAGATGCTGTATGTATTTATGAAGGAAGTGAAGAAATGTGTGATAGAGTGATAAATTTTTATAAAAGAGAATTAGGATTCACACACTCTGAATAAAAAAGTATTTAAATAACGTCTTTCAGTAAAGTATTTATTGGAGGTTATTGCATAGTGAAAAATTTTCCCTATAACCGTAATTGCAAAGCAGAATTAAGTTTGAATTGTGAAACAAATTTTCGAGCTAGAGCTTCAAGAACTATGATTTGTGATGAATGTGTCGCTTGTTTAAGAACTTTAAAGTTAAGCGCGAAGAGGTATTTAAAAATGAAAAAAGAACCTGAATATAAAGAAAGTGTCGAATGGACTACTCCTGAAGAAGGTACATTAACTTACACTGAAACTAAATTAATAAAGAACCGTAAAGGAGAAGTTGTAGGTCATACAGATTTTAACTCCGTTATTAAAATAGATCGAACAAATCTAGAATATAATATTAACGAGAGAAACAGAACAATTTCTAACGCTGCAAGACTTCGAGATGAAGCTTTAGCAAAAGTTGCAGCTACAGGAGGAAAAAGACCTGTGTTAACAAGTGAACAAGCTAAACTATTGAAAAATATGAAAGCTATATCCGCATATAATATGTGGGATAAACACGCTCCAACTATAGAAGCTAATCAAAATATTATTGACGAGAATACTGCTTTGATAAATATTCGAAGAAAGACTGTTATGAATGCTCCTAAAAGAAGTTTTGGTGATTTGAGTAACGAACAGCTAACTAATGTATTAAAAAGTAAAGGAATGGACATAGGCGTTGTTAATAAAGACAATCGCTTCGCAGTAATCAAACACTTAACTAAAGTTCAAGATGAAGAATACGCGGAGTTCGAAAATGGATCTAACAAAGAAAATTAATTTAATGCCTGTATTAGACATAGGATTTTATGAGAAGAATGCTAAAAAACATTCAGAAGAACAAATAGAAAAAATAGCTAAAAGTATTTTGGAATTTGGTTTCTCTAGTGTTTTGCTTGTAGATAAAAATAATACTTTAATAGCAGGCCATGGTCGTATGAAAGCTATAGAGCTTATTAATGAGCGAGTAACTAATGGAATTTTATCTGGAGATAAGATGATTACTAAAGTTCCTGTGATTGTCAAGGATGATTTAACCGATGCTCAAGTAAAAGCTTTTAGACTTGCGGATAATAAAGTTTCAGAATCAGAATGGGATTTTAGTATTGTTCGCGAAGAATTGTTCGAGATTAATGAGATGGAATTAGATATTAGTTTGACTGGTTTTAATATTTCAGATACTGATATAAATCCTGAAGCCAAAAAGAAGGGTTCTAGCGAGAAAGTTTCAAAGATTGGTCATTTAGAGATTACTTGTCCAAAATGTCAACATACTTTTTCTAAAGCTGATTAATTATTTTTTTATTTTTTTTCTTACGTATTCGAAAGTTTTATATACTTCTTGTTCTTACAGATGTGTAAGGAGATCATATGGACAGCAAAATATTTACTAAAGCGGAAAAGAAATCTTTAGATAAAAGACTCGAAGGCGATAAATCAGATCCTAATGGACTATTTTCTGCAAGAGTTAAGCCTAAAGTTAAAGAATTATTAGAACATTGGTTTCCTAAAAAAACAGAACTAGAAAAACTGGTGGAAAAATGACTAATTATAAAAAACTAGCAAAAGAATTTAGAAATAAGGAAATATGTTTTGGGCAATGGTTAGGAGAATCAGATAAACAATATGTTTTAAGATGTAACAATTCTTTATTAGAAACTATGATTCAACAATTGCAACAAATAGATCCTTCTAAAGAGATACAAACAACTTTTTCTTATAATCTTGATAAAAGAAAGAAAGTTCAACAAGAGTTTAATATTCAGGTGATGAAATAGATGGCGAAAACATACAATTTTAAAGTAATTTGGAACAGAAAAATAAACATTATGAGTAAATCGTACGATCCAGGAGATTGTTTTTCTTGCGACGCGTCTGATTACAAAGCTAACAAGAGAGAGCTTGATTCTTTACTTCTTAACAAATACATAGAGGCGGTGGAATAAATATGACTGATAGAAACTTATTTATTTGTAGGAAAGACTGCAAAGCAAAAGCTGATGAAAGAAAAGTAAAACAGGCTGTTTTTATTGAAAAAGGAGAGATTGTTCAATTTAGATTTGATTCTCCAAAGAATTTTAGAACTATTAATGAAGAATATTTTAAAGTCGAAGAAGATGTTTGGAAAGAGTGTTTTGTAGAAATAGGTACTGTTTGGGATCAAATTATTTTTAATAACAAAGCAACTATGCAAGAAATATTATCTCTTAATTTATACAATAAATCAAAAGAACAAGAAACTGCTCAAAAGCTTGTTGAAACGGAGTTAAAATAATGCCACGAATAGAAGTTAACGGAAGAACTATTAATATTAAACCAACTAGATCAAGATTTACTAAAACAGCTTATGTTATTAAGATGGAAATAATTCATAGTTTATCTAGAATAGGCGTAACTTCTGATTTCATAACTTTAGATCTACCTAGAAATCCTTTAAAAAATGATACTCCTGCTCAAATTAGTTGGGTTATAAACGGAGAAGATTTTTTCTACGAATGCAGCGTTCAAGAAAGATATGTAGACAATCTAGGAGTTATAGCTAAAGTTATTTCTCAAGAAACATACGCAATTCTTAATGGCCTGAAAAGTTTAGGAATGGTACTTAATCAATTTAGACTAGATTATGATCCGAACGCTCCTACGATAAAATCTCCAAGAGAGATAATTGGTGTTCCTGCAGATTCTAAAGATTTAGAGTATATTACTTTCAAGTATAAAAAGAAAGCTAAAGAACTTCATCCTGACCAAGGTGGAGATGCAGACAAGTTTAAAGAACTAAACGCTGCTTACGAAGAATTAAAAAAGGAGTTGGACAAATGATATCTGTAGATAGAATTAGAGTTTTTGAAAGTATTAGTTTACAATGCTCTCAAGATTATGACGCTATAGTGAATACTTATAACAAAAAACAGTTAGAGTATATAACTAGAGATTTACATAATAGTAAACCTGTCGGTCTGAAGATTGCTAATGGAGATTATTCTCAACGTGCTTATCAAGTTATTTTCGATTATGCTTGGAAGAAACTTGATTACGAACCCGAAATATTATTTTTATAAAGAAAATGGATGCTTCAGAACTTGCAAGGATTAGAAATCACGAAGGAAAAACTGAGAAGCAACAGGACGCTGAAGACTTTTTCGAATTACAAAATAACATTGAGGTGTATAAAAAACAAAATGGTATTAACGAATGAATCTGAATTAAAGAAGGGAATTACAAAAACTATAAAGTGTCCTAATGATAAATGCGGAGCTACTTGTAATGCTTTTGAATCTCATAAGTGTAAAGCTTGTGGTCGAGAACTTAATCCAGGAGATTTTGAATGAATAAACCTGAAGAGGACTCTGAAGAGCAAAGGGATTTTTTCACTTGGTATAAAAAGCCTTGTAAGAAATGTTCTAAAAGAGAAACTTGTGGACATAAACATATTGCTAGAGGTTTGTGTCTTAATTATGAATTGGTGAACTAAAAAATGAAAGAGATTGATTTACTAGGAGATAATCCTAACAAATTTGTAGGTTTAACAGAAAAAGAAAACATAGCTATGAGCAAGATTCTTATTCTTATAGATAATTTCAATACAGATGCTAGCGATATTTTAGATACAGTAAATATGAACCTAGGTCTAAGCGTTAAGGTTCGTTCCAGATGACTCCTCCTCTAAGATTGTTTGAGTTGTTTTCGGGTTTTGGCGGCGCTTCTTTTGCTTTGCGTAAGGCTGATATTCCTTTCGAGTGTGTTGGTTTTTCTGAGATTGATAAGTATGCTGTTCAGTGCTACGAGCAGAATCATCAAAAAAGTATATTGGATGTAAGAAATTGTGTTTGTACTGAGGAAAGATTTTGCAATAATTGCAGACATTATAAGGTTAAAAATTTCGGCGACGTCAGAAAGATTGACGTACGGTCTATTCCTAATTTTGATATTCTAACAGGAGGATTTACTTGTCAGGCTTTCAGCGTTGCAGGAAAAGGTTTAGGAGAAGCTGATACTCGAGGGACTTTGTTTCACGAAATAATACGGATCGCCGAGGCTAAAAAGCCTCGTTATATGTTGCTTGAGAATGTTAAAGGTTTAACTAACAAAAGACACAAAGATACTTTTGATAAGATAATTAGCGAGCTAAAAAGAATAGGATATTATGTTCGATGGAAAATTCTTAACAGCAAAGACTTCGGAATACCTCAAAACCGTGAACGGGTTTTCTTCGTTTGCAAAAGAATAAATTATGTTCAGAGTCGTTGGAATTTTAGTTGGCCTGCACCTGAAGAGCTAAAGCTCTTTCTTAAAGATATTCTAGAAGATGAAGTCGACGATAAATATTTCTTAAGCGAAACTCACGTGAATAGATTAATCCATTCGACGGACGTTCCTAAAGGTTTTAGTAAAGTAGATCCTAAAATAGCAGGAACTATGACAGCGAGACAATATGCTAACTGGAAGGGAAACTTTGTTGTCGGAAATGTCAATCCTTCAGGCAAAGGAATGAATGGTAATGTTTACGCAGGAGACGTTGCTCCAACTGTAACTACTAATAAAGGAGAAGGAGCGAAGATTATTCAAGTTAATAATCCGAAACATAGCAATAATAGAATTTATAGTCCTGAAGGTATAAGTCCAACTTTGAGAGATATGTCTGCAGGAGGAAACAGACAACCCTTTATAGAATTAAAAGAAGAATCTGTTCGAGCTTGTATGACTCCGGGTTTCATAAACAAAAAACAAAACGGACGACGATTCAAAGAGAACGGCGAGCCTATGTTTACTTTAAACACTAAAGATATTCACGGTTTGCTATTAAATAATTCCAGGATCCGTAAGTTAACGCCTAAAGAATGCTTCAGGCTAATGGGCTTTTTAAAGGATGAGATTAATTTAGAAGGAATAAGCAATAGCCAAAGATACAAGCTAGCCGGAAACGGTTGGGATATAAATCTAGTAAGTAAAATATTCAAGGAGATGTTACAATGACTGAAGAAAATGAATTTGATATTAAGATGAACGAGCTTCTTGATAAGTATTCTGCTGAGTTTATGGATTGGCAGGAGAAGAATTACAAGGACCGTGCTTCTATGGAGGATATTATTAAGCGTGTTATTCAGGCTTTTGTTTTTAAAAGGAGTTTCGAAACTTTATTTACAGAGACTATGATTATGCTTCCTCCTCCTATTCAGGATGATTTACAGGGAGTTTTAGATAGTATCAAGTCTAGCGTTATTGTTGTGGAGCAAACAGGTAAGAAAAAAAATGACTAAAGGAAATGATGGAACTGGAAATATAATTGAGAGGGATAATTGGCAAACTCCTCAAGGATTGTGGAATAATTTGAATATTATTTATAATTTTAATTTTGATTGTTGTGCTTCTGAAGATAATAGTAAATGTGAAGATTGGTCTGAAGAATTTGAAATACTTCCTAGAGTATTTTTTGAAGATAAAATTTGTTGGATGAATCCTCCATTTACTAAAGCTTATTCTATGTTTGAACATTTTTTCAAAACAGTATCTAAAGGAGTTGCTATTTATCGCTGTGATAATATGGAGACTAAAATATGGCAAGAAGTTATACTTTCTAATGCTACTTGGATTTGGATTCCTAAAGGAAGAATAAGTTATGAAGGCAAAGAAGGAAAAGGTTCGAGATTTCCTAGTGCTGTTATCGGTTTTAATGTGGATCCTCCAAAAAACATAGATGGAGTATCTTTGAAAATAATTAACAAAGGATATTATAAACAGACAGCTATTTGAAAACAAGCTAAAACACATTTCACCCTAATACGTTCATCAATTTAGCAAGAGTCTTTTTTATCCCAAAAGACATAGTTACACCTCTAAATGTTAATTATTTCTGAAGAAGGCTCTTACAACTTTCCTACTAGCAAATACTAATCCAAATACTAGAATAGGAAAAAATAGTAATAAATAACGCAAAGATATATAAACCACCAAAGAAGCTATAAAAACAAGCAAAGATTGGAGCTCTAAAGAATGCCTAAAAAAACCCTGAAGAAGAAACCTAAAACAAAAGCTCAGAGAGATACTTATTCTGAGAACAAGGAAGAACTTCTTCGAATGTATATTGAACGTAAAAATAACAGACAGTTAGCTGAATATTTTGCTGTTACTCCTGATACTATTGCTCGTTGGATTACTAAATTACTTAACGAGGAAGGAAATTTAACTGTTGATAAGATCGCTGAGATGAAGAAAAGTTACATAGTTAAGACTAGTAACGAGACTGAATTAGCGAAGAAAACTATCTTGAAGGTTATGACTGACACGAAGAATATTAATTTTAATAAGGATAGCGTTGCTGCAGCTAGGGCTTTGGCTCTTGTTCAGAAAAGCGAATTAGATGTTCTAACTCGTTTCGGCGTTATTGATCCTGAAGAACATAAACTAACTGGAGATAGCGCTCCTATTGGTTTTATTATTAGAGAAGTTTCTGCAAAGGAAGCGAAGAAGAAAAGATGAAGATACCTTTATTTCATATGGAGAATATAAAATGCCTATGACTTTGAAATTATTAAAAGAGATGCCTGAAGAATTGTTAGCGTCATCTAACTCAACAGTTACTTATTATGTTTGTAAGTTTCTAAAAGATCATCCGGATGAAGCTTTCACTAAAGAGGAAGTTTTAACATCTATCCAGGACAAACCTTTAGCTCGAGGAAAGATTGGGAAGAATGTTACTTATAATACTTTGAGTAAATTATATCACGATCCTAAACAACCTGTTCATAAGAAAGGAGTTTATTTCTTTTATGAATTAGTAGTTGATGAAGAGGAGAATTAATATGGAATTTGAAGACGCATTAAAACAACTAAAAGATAAGAAATCAGGATTTAACGGAATGACTAATAAGAACTGGAATGGTTTAAAGACTCCAGGTAAACAAATGCACGTTACTATACAGTGGCCTGATATGCATAGCAAAAACACAGAACCTTATTTAATGTTCCATTCAGGAATATCTATCGATGGAGTTTTTCACTTCAAAAGATTTCCTTGGACTCCTTCAGCACTAGACTTATTTAGTGACCAGTGGGAAGTTCATAAATAAATGCTCACCTCTTTTTCGGAGTTTAGCAGGGTTTCTAATCATTCCCTGCTTCTCTCTGAAGAAATATATTACGCGCAAACTCCCTGACATTTGAAAGTTTTGGATGCATAAGGCAGGGATAATCATTCCGACAATCTGGCACGGGTCGAATTGCTAGTAAGCTCTCAGCGGTGTGGGAAGCAAGAAGTCAGAAATAGAAAACCGTTAGTCTTTATCGATTTTTCATTGGTCGATAGAGCCTCCTAATCCACATCCTTCTATCTTGTGGATGGCGCAAGTGTGATTGGTGTAAAGAATAAGGAGTATAGTGGGTTCGTCCCCTTCCTTATTCGATTTTATTACCATTTTGTTGACGTCAACAAAAAGGTTTTTCCATAGGAAACTATGGGGTGTATGTTGAGGGTAAAAGTTGTTTAAAGAAGTATCTAGCAAAGAAGGAAAACTTGTTGAAATAGAGCTAAATACTAAACAGTATCAAGCTTGGAAGTATTTAAACGATAAACAAACCACAGAACTATTCTACGGAGGAGCTGCAGGAGGAGGAAAGTCTTTTCTTGGCTGTCTTTGGATTCTTCAATGTTGCCAACGTTATCCCGAAACTAGATGGCTTATAGGAAGAGCTAAACTAAAAACATTAAAAGAAACTACTCTATTAACTTTCTTCGAAGTCTGCAAACTGAGTGGATATAAAGCGGACGTCCATTATAAATATAATTCTCAAGCAGGAGTAATCACTTTCAAGAACGGAAGCCAAATTTATCTTATGGATTTATTCCGTTATCCTTCGGATCCTGAATTTGACAAGCTAGGAAGTACAGAATACACAGGAGCATTCGTTGACGAAGCTGCACAGATAAGTATGAAAGCAAAAGAAATCCTAGGATCTCGTATTCGTTATAAATTAGACGAGTATGGATTGATTCCTAAAATCCTTCTAACAAGTAATCCGGGTAAAAATTTCTTATACATCCAGTTCTATAAACCTTGGCGAGATGGAAATATAGTTCGCTATAGAAAATTCGTCAGAGCACTGGTCACGGACAACAACAAGATTAGTCCTCACTATGTAGAAAACCTTCGTAAGTTAAGATTTACTGATCGAACAGCCTATGAGAGATTGTTCCTAGGTAATTTCGAATATGACGATGATCCTGCAAAACTGATGGAATATGATAAAATCGTAGACATATTTACTAACTCTGCAAAGAGAGGAGAAGATCCTGATAAGTTTATTGTTTGTGATGTAGCGCGTGCAGGAAGAGATAAAGCAGTAATTATGTATTGGGAAGGATTACACATAGCTAAAGTTTGGTGGTTCGCTAAAAGCAAAACTCGAGACTTAAGATTATTAATGGAAAGTATAGCTGACAGACAAGGAGTTCCTAGAAGTAATATAATTATTGACGACGATGGAGTGGGAGGCGGTCTAGTTGACGAAATGCCGGGCGTAATAGGATTCATTAACAATAAGAAACAATTGTACGAAGGAATCCCAACTAACTATTCTAACTTGAAAACTCAATGTTCCTATAAGATGGCTGAGTATGTTAACAAAGGAAAAATAAGTTGCGGTTACGATGGCGACGTGAGAAAATGGATCATAGAAGAACTTGAAGTTGTCAAAAGAAAAAACGTTGGCAAAGACGAACCGATAAGATTAATAGGGAAGGACGATGTAAAAGACCTTATCGGAAGAAGTCCTGACTTTAGCGACTGTATTATGATGAGAATGCTTAAAGAAATTACTGGAGGAGGAATAACAGTCTTCTTCGATAAATCAGGAACAATATTATAAGGGTAAACAAAATGAAATACGAAATAAAACCAAGAGAATTAGCTAAAGCTAGAATAAAAACCTTATCTCATAAAGATAGAGTTTATTTGATAGAGACAAAAAAAGAAATAGTTATAGTTCAACGTCAAGGAGAATGTAACTATAAGAAATGTAAATCAGCGTGCTGTAGATTAGGAGTTTATCATTATGACTCTACAACTGCTAATTCTGATTATTGGAGAAATCTTGGAAAAGTACTTCCTTATGATAAATCCAGTATAGTTTTAGATGTGAAATGCAATAAATTAAATAAAGATCATACTTGTAAATCTTTTAAAAAGAGCAATTGGCCAAAGGCTTGCCAACAGTTTCCACATATAACAGACTCGACTTATTGGATGGTTCACGAAAAGTGCACGTTCTATTTTGAGATATTAGAAGATTTTGATCTTATTAACTAAAAAAGGTGGCGTTATAAATAAAAGAATGAGGTAAACTATTAAAATGGGATTCAAACAAACATTTATCGGAACATTAAAATCAATTTCTAACATTAATAAACTTACTACAGAGCTGAGCCAGTTAAGAAAAACTAGTAGCATTGCTGCAATGATGAGACCTTTCCACGCTTTCGCAAAGAGACGACGAGCTAGAGAAAACTTATGGATGAGACTAGATCAGTATTATTGGATCGCAGAACACAGCGATGTTATAGGAACTATTCAGTTTGCTCTTCGAAGAGAATGTTTCAGAAACGGAATTGATCTTACTGTACAAGCTAAAGCAACCAGTGAAGATAACGCTGTAAGTATTGAAGAAGGAGCAGAAACTGCAGACGAGAAAATCAAATTAGAAATATTGGAAAAGTTAACTGATATAAACGCTAACCATCAATCTTGGAAAGAACTCTTCGGAGAATTAGAAGACGACCTTAATACTGCAGACGATTTATTCTTATTATTTATTTACGATTATGTTTGGAAGAGCAACGGAGAAATAGACTTCGAAAAAACCAAAGCAATTGAAGCTATCCGACTTGATCCAAGAGAAATGGAATTAGTAATTAACGATAAAGATATGCCGGGACGAGATGACGGAGATCAAATATTGAGTGTTAGCGCATTCGATCGTCATAGTCTTGTGAAAGGTCAAGGCGTTGATAAAGAAGGAAAACAAACTTATCCTGCTTACTATATGCATCGAGGAACAGGCGGAGATATGTATTACTTTGACCACGAAATAGTTCATATGAGTAGATACAGACCAAGCAAACGTAGAGGTCTGAGTCCAATTAAACTAGTTGCAATGAAAGACGACATCTTAAGACAGCAAGACAAATACAGTCTGCAGCTTTATGAAGACCGACGTCCACCTAAAGGAATGCTTTTATTTCCTACAGCTAACCAAGAAAGTCTCAAAAAAGGATGGGAAGCTATGGTTCAAAGAGCTGAAGAACATCCACACGAGTTCCCTATAATGGGCTACGATAGTACGAACACTCAAGGAAAAGTAGAGATGTTTGACTTTATGAGAAATATGGAAGAGATGCAGTTTACTCAATACAGAGACGAATTACGAAGAAGTATCGGAAGCGTCTTTGGAGTTATGCCAATATTCCAAGCAGACCTTTCTACAGGCGGTGGACTTAACAACGAAGGTTTACAAGTTACTGTAACAAACAGAGCTAGCGAATATAACCAATCATTCTATAACGAGAAAGTATGGCCTCGAATAGTCAAAGCTTTCGGATGGGACGGATGGATCATTAATTTACAACCTAGCGAAGAACAAGATGAAATGGCTATTCTTGAAAGACAAGAAAAATCATTAACCGTAGGAGAACAAGCTGTAGCTTTAGGTTTAGAAGCTGAATGGGATCCCGAAACAGATAGAGTAATAATCAAAAAAGGAACTCTCGAAAAGGCTGCTGGTTTCAATACTTTTGATCCTGAATTTCCGGATGCAGGAGAAGATTCTTCTTTACCCCCCAACAAAGAGGAGGATGAATCTGGCTCCTCGGGAGAACCCGCAAAACCTGAACCTAGTGGAAGCCCTAAATAAATAGTTGATTAGAAAATGCCTAAAAAGACTGTCCCTAAAGTTTACACTACTAGAATACTCGTTGTAATAGAAAGAACAATCGATAAATTCGTCAAGACTTTCAAACGCAAACCTACGGAGAGAGAACTAGTTCTATTGATTCAAAAGCTAAACATAGAAATGACTGCTGAATTAGAAAGAAGCGTTGGAAGTATTTTAGGGAGTTTATTCAAAAATCAATATGTCTCTACAGCTAGTGCTCTAGGAATAAGTGCTAAAATAGGAATTGATCAAAGAAACCGTTTGTTCAAATTAGCTACTGATAAAACATTAAACACTGCTTATTTTAATTTAAGCAAAGGAATCAGTAATAAAATAAACGTTATTATACAGGATGCATACCGTAGATCTGAAGGACTTTCTACTTTTAAAATCAAGGAGCAAATAAAACAAGTTGCAAATATTGCTGACGGGCGAGCTTCAACGATCGCTAGAACAGAAAGCGCGAAAGTTGCAGCAAGTGCAAGAAGAAGCGCATACCTAGAAGCTGATCCTAATGATACTGGACTTTACAAACACGTAGGACCTAAAGATAAAAGAACAACCAAAACTAGTTTACGTATAAAAAGAAGAGTTGGAAGAGGAGTGAGATGGGCTACTTACGTAAAAATAGTTACTGAAGAATCAGCGAAAGACTTTCCTACTTGGACTGTCAATCCTGACTATCCTTTAAGCCATTGGAATACACGACACATATTTGTCAAGATCAATTAAAGCTCATATGCTACAATATGTGAGCGCGCAAAAGACTGTCGTGAGACAGCAAGGTGGAGGGGGTTGTTTACCCTCCCTCTCTACCCGCCCTTTTTGAGATGGCGTTATAAAGGAGATTGTGTAAGAAAGTATTTATGTCTAGCAGAAACGATAAAGTTATCGCTCAAGAAGTTTTAGAGATGACTCATAAATATGGTAATACTGTGTTTTATTTATCGCAAGACAATCTAGCTAAAGATGGAAAAGTAGATACTGCGAATCTTTTAAGAAGCGGAATAGTAATCAACAATAGCGAAGGATCAGAGATTATTTACTCAGCTCCTTACTCGGACAATGTTGAGTATGGAAGAGAAGCAGGAACTATGCCTCCTGTAGGACCTATAGTTGGTTGGGTTAAAAGAAGATTAGGAATCAGTAATGAAAAAGAAGCTCGAAGAATTGCTTTTGCTGTTGCAAAAAGTATTCAGAAAAGAGGAATAGAAGCTGCCCGATTCTTAAGAAATGCTGCAGACCAAGCTAACTCTAAATTTGATATGAAGGTGAATTAAAAAAATGGATTATGATACATTTGTAGAAGTTGCAAAAGAAGAAGGTGGATTAGAAACTTTCGAAGTTCTAAATATTTTTAGTAATAATGATAATTTAGAAGAGATTAAAGCTGCAGTTCGTATGGCTAAAGAAAGACTTTTTGTTACTTGGGCTAGCGTAGATATTACTGACAGAGATAACGAAGTAATTCCTATTCAAGATATTATTAATCAACAGAATATTCTTATGGAAAGAGACGGTCCTATAACAGACGCTCATACAAATAAGTTAGTTGGTAAAACTTTATCCTTTAAAATAATGACTCATCCAAGTGGAAGACACGGAGTACTTCATCTTAACAAAATTCACGGCCATAATATGCGAGACGATGTTGTATGGACTGAAATTAAAAATAATAAAAGAACAGGATCTAGTGTTGGAGGATTTAATTTAAGTTCTCGAATGGAAAGAGACCCTGAAACTGGCTCTATGCGTAAAGTTCTTGAAAGTTTTAATCAAGTAGAAACAGCTAGCGTAATGAGACCTTCTAATCCTTTGGCTTTAAACGAAGCAGTAAGTGTCGTAGCTAAAGGAAGTTCTGAAGTAGATAAACAAGAAAATGTTGGTGCTCCTTCAGACAATCCAAACCTCGGTGCAGACACAGAAAAGCCGTTTGCAGGCTTCAAAGATTTTCCTGATTGTGTTGCCCAAAACAAAGACAAAACTGATCCTGTGGCCTTCTGTTCGTATCTACAGATACAAACTGAGAAGGCTTGTAATGACTTCAAGAAAAAAGATGGCGTTATAAAGGAGAAAAACGAAAACAATATTAACAAACTTAACAAACGTGGTGATAACCAAATGGAAGAAAATGTTACTAAAGCTGAGTTCTCTGAACTTACAAAAACTGTTTCTAGTCTAGCTAAATCAGTAGATGCTTTGAAAGAAGCTATGCCTGAAGAAAAAGACAAGAAGAAAGAAGTAGACTTATCAGGAAAAGATAAGCCTGAAGACCAACGTCCTGAAGGGGAAAATGAAGAAGATACTTTCAAAGCAAATGTAGTAAAATCATTTGAAGGAGTAGCTAAATCTTTAGAAGCACTTAATAAAAAATTAGATGTTAAGAAAGCTGACGAAGAAGAATCTAAACCTGAAGATGAAGAAAAGAAAAAAGCTGACGAAGAAGAATCTAAACCTGAAGACGAAAAGCCTGAAGATAAAGATGCTAAAAAAGGATCCACTCCTAGACCAGGAGCAGGAAAGAAATCAGACTCAAAACTACCAACTGCTTTAGATGTAGCAAAAGGTGCGAAAATCAACTGGGGACAAGCTCACGCGATTAACCGGGGAGAATAGAGGATCAAAATGGAACAATTCAACACAATCGGAGAAATGTTAGATTACTGTTACGGCGAAGATGTTAACAAACTTGACGCACCAGTATTAAGTTCAACAAGCGGATATTTTAACGCTGTATATGGAGCTATGGCTTTCAACCAGTTAAATGGAGAAAGTAACATATTTGCTCTTTTACCAAAATATCCTTGGCCAAGAAGTGGTTTCCGTGCATTAACAGTTGATGCAGGTTCTACAGGAACTGGTGGAGTAGCAGAAGGTGGAGCATTACCTGAAACAACTAAACCAACTATCGTAGAAATTACAATCGGCGTAAAACAAGTATTACATACATTCAGTGTAAGTATGATTCAAGAAGGTTTAGTTACTAAATCCGGCGATGATGCTTTAGGAGATATGGAGTTCCTTCGAGGTTACTTCGCAAATCTACACGCTAAAAGAATTAATGAAATGCTTGCTGTAGATGTTGATACTCTAGCG